GATGTTGAAGATTTTATGAAAGAAAATATATTTGGAGAAAAGTTTGATTGTAAAAAATATCTTTCAGAAAGGTTTAACGTAAAGTTTGGAGATAATGAAAAAAAGAGAGATTACAGCAACGGGGATGATTAACAACAACGGCGGTTTGCAAATGTATATGGGCGAATTAAATCAATTCTTTGCAATGCACAAAGGTAGCCGCATAATCGCCCGTTTTATTGTAGCGTCGCCCGGTTCGTCAGAGGCTTTGAAAGGTTATTATTTCAATTACGTTGTACCAACGTTTAGAACCGGAATTTGGGAGGCGGGCGAACGTCTGACAGATGAACAAACCGAACGCCGATTGCGTGAGTTGTCCCCGGTAATGTATGAGCAAATACCGAATATTGAAACCGGGGAATATGAAAGCCGGTTGCGTAAAATATCGGAGTTGAGCAATGCGGAATTAATAGAACATATCGAATTTTTAAAACAACTTGCAAGTGAAGAATATTATATATATATAGCAGACCCAAATGAAATTTGATTATGAAAAAAGTAACATTGAAAGACAGCAAAGGAAATGAGATAAACGACATTATGAAAGATGTTTTGACGTTCGATTGTGAAACAACCGGGTTGCCCCCAAAGGGCGCAAAATGGGACGTTGATTTTGCGGAATTTCCAAATATTGTGCAATTGGCATGGGCGGTAAACGAAAAGGAACGTTCCTACATTATTAAGCCGGAGGGATGGGAAATACCGGAAGTTTCAACAGAAGTTCACGGAATTACAGCAGAGAGAGCAAACGCCGAGGGCGTCCCATTTGCTGATATTATAGGCGAATTTTTGGAGGATTGCGAAAAAGCCCGTTTGTTGGTAGGACACAACATTTACTTTGATACGTCAATTGTAAAAGCAATGATATTGCGAATTATGGGGCGTGAGTATTACGACGCAAAAGCGGAGGACGCATTGTTTAAGGGCAAACGAATTGATACGATGATGAAAACAATTAAATTTGTTGGCGCATTGTATGAAAACGGACGTCCGGGCAAATATCCGAAATTGGAGGAACTTTATAATAAATGTTTCCCCGGCGAAACATTCCCGGCGCATGATGCGTTGGAGGACGTGAAAGCCTGCAAACGTTGTATTCCGGTTTTGGTGGAAAATGGTATTATAGAACTGAAACCAAAAGAATATCCGGCGGAACGATTGAAGTTTAACCCGGAACCGGAACCCGCAAAGACCAAAAAGGTAAAAAGGGAAGTTTTAGTTCACGGCCCGAAACCGATATTTGCACCGGATGCAGAGCCGGAAAACAAGGTTGCAAAATTGTTAAATGAAACAGACTTTTAAATTATGAACGAAAAAAAAATATGCATTGATTGCGTGAATTATCCGGTATGTTGTTTGTCCGGTCGTTGTGCTGATGATGAACCTTGCGAGTATTTCCAAGAAGAAACCGCCCCGGAGGAACCGGGAAACAATAAATATTAAAAATTATGAGCGAAAAAGAACAAAATGTTATGCCGATCCCTACAAAGGAAAAGTTTTCATTATCGAAAGTAAAGTTATTGAAAGATGGCGGGTTAGACGTACATTATGAAGTAACGGAAGTTGTCGGAAATGAGAGTTACACGAACAAATACCATGTATTGAGTGCAAAAGACATACACCCGGATTTGCGTCATTTGTTTAATGATTTGCGCCCGATTATGGGACGTGTATTCAACATAACGTCATTTAAAACCATGATGGCAACGCCGGAGTTTAAAGCAACAAAGAAACAAACAGATATTGCAGCCGCATTTGCGGAAGAATGTTTGGACAATATAGAGGTCAGGGGCGTTTCTTTGTCCGGGCAAGATGATAACGTAGGCGTCGTTTTAACCGGATTGTTTACCATATCAAACAATCAGAAAACAGCAATCAATACCCCACGAATGAAATATAACGTTGAAACGTTCGGTTTTGAGGAAGAGTTGGAAAACATTGTTTGCGATATTGAAAACGAGGTTTACGAATTTCTGTTTGAGGGCAAAAAGGCGCAAATGGATTTGTTCGGGGCTGATGGGGTACCCAACCCGTTAGTTTATGTAAATGATGCAGACAACGAAAATGAAAATGATATGTTCCCGGAAATGGCAGACCCGGCGGACGATACAGACAATATGTAATGGAGCCAATATTGTTGACCGAGCGTTGCGAATATGAATATTGCGTTGCACGTGGTTACGAACCGTTATTGGATATTCGTAATTTTCGGTTAGATATACGGTTGCGTGTTGAGTTACAACGGGAATTGTTCGGGCATTGCGTTTTAGGACGTGGCGACATTCCCGTTGCCAACCAACGGTTTTTCCGGTGGGTTTGGGAACATAAGCCGCACAGATGCGAGGAAACGTTGCGACCTTTGCACAATTTTTCGGCAACGTATTGTTCCCATATATTAACCCGTGGGGCATATCCGGAAATGGCGCATGACCCAAGGAATATTAATATACTTTGCTTTGAACATCATTCATGTTGGGAGAATGGGGATAAAACGAAAATGCGTATATATTCCGGCAATATGAAAATGATTGAATTAATGAAAAATGAGTATGCAAATTTGGAAAGATATTGAGGATTACAAAGGACATTATCAAATTTCTAATTATGGCAATGTTCGTTCCTTAAAAAAGGATGCGTTTCTAATGAAAGGCGGATATTTGAAAGGATATAAAATAATTAGTTTATGGAAAAATGGAACCGGGAAAATGTTCCGTGTTCATAGATTAGTTGCGGCGGCTTTCATTCCGAACCCGGACAACAAACCATGTATCGACCATATCGACGGCGACCGAGCCAATAACCATGCAGATAATTTGCGTTGGGTTACGGTTAAAGAAAATCAGAATAACCCAATAACAAAATCTAAATGGATTGGAAAAAAAGCGAAACCGCACCACGAAAAAGCGGTTGAGCAAATAAAAAACGGTATTGTTGTAAATGTATTTGTTAGCATACAAGAAGCCGCCCGAAAAGGCAATTTTTCGGCAACGGCAATTTGTAAGGTATGTAAAGGGAAAGGAAATTTGAATAAGGGTTATAAATGGAGATATAAAAAATGAGAACCAAAAAGAGGCAACCCGATTACGGGGCAATTTCCCGCCGTTCAATCCAAAATGATTTTAAAAGGGTACAAAGGTACCCGGAAAGGGAGAAACGCCCGCAAATCGAAAATCCGCCCGAAATAAATGCAGAAAGACGGGTTTTGTTTGTTAGTGAAAATTCAGCATATTACCGATACCGTTCTTTTCTCGTCGGTAAATTGGTAAGACTAATAAAACAATCAAACGTCGGCGGTTGGATAGTTGGATTTGTTTACGACGACGACCGGAAAGCGATAAATCATGCCGCCGGATGGTCGGATATGAAAAAAGAATATTTGTTGGATGGTGTAAAATTTAAGTAGATGAAAATCAAAAAACAAACCGGATATAAAATTGTATTTTATACGTTCGTGGCGTTAACGGTTGCGTCATACATTTGGACGTTATGGAGTATTGGAAGTTGGATTTTTAAAGCTATATTTCTATGAGTGTAAACAAAGTTATTTTAATGGGTAACGTCGGAAAAGGCCCGGAGTATAAAGATTTCGACAACGGCAGTTCGGTTGCGCAATTCACGTTGGCGACAACTGACAGAGCATTTAAAACGGCAAATGGTACAGAAGTACCGGAGCGCACCGAATGGCACAATATTGTTTTGCAAAATGGATTGGCAAAGGTTGCAAAAGAGTATGTAAAAAAGGGCGATAAACTTTATATTGAGGGGAAAATAAGAACCCGCAGTTATGAGGACAACAACGGCGTCAAAAGATATATTACAGAAGTTTACGGGTTTAATATGGAAATGTTGACGCCAAAGAAAGACGGACAAACAACGCAGCTGGGAGGCGCACCAACACCGCCGCCGCCAATTCCCGACCAAAACAAAGATGATTTTCCATTTTGAGAATGAGGAACGAAATTAAAATTCAAATCCCGGAGGGTTCCCGGCTGATTGGGCCACGGAAAAAGGGGCGAACGGTTATTGTTTCTTTTGAATACAATAAGGAGGACGCAGCCGTTCCGGAGCCGGAACCGATACGACCAATTGGTTTTGCCCATTACAAGGAACCCGCCGGGAAAGATAAAAAATAAAGTTATGCAGTTTAATAGCAAAGAATATGACCCCGAAAAACACGACCGTTGGCGTGCGTTGACCGTCAAACAGCCATACGCAAATGATTTGGTAACGGCGGCATACAAAGACGAAAACGGCGTTGTTTACGGGCGAAAATCAATTGAAGTTAGAAGCAAAAAAACGTCATACCGTGGCGACGTTCTTATTTGTTCGTCGGCAAAACCGGTTTATCCCGGAATGGAAAGCGGCGTTACTTTGGGATTGGTTGAGTTGTACGACGTGAAGCCGATAAAAGATTTTACCCCGGAGGATTGGGAAAACACCCGAATACCAAAAGAAAAGCGGGAAAAGATAACAAAGGGTTTCGGTTGGCTGATGCGCAACCCAAGACGTGTTGTTGAAATGCCAATTAAGGGGCAATTGGGTATCTATAATCTCGTATATACCAAGGGCGAAATAATACAATACCCCCGGAAAATGGTAATTGACAAAAAGAGTTGGGAACAGATAAAAAAACAGATAGAGAAATGAAAACAATCGGATTCCATATTGGACGTATCGGGTTTTATTTGTATCTGCAAAGTTTGTGGAAGTATAAGTGATTTTATTTGACGCCCGGAGTCATGGTTGAGGGCGTAAAAGGACATGACGTTTATTTAGATATTGAAATTAAATTGCTTTGTTTTTCCGTTGGTTTCCGGCTGATATGGATAAAAACCAAAAGAAATTATTAACTTTGTAATGTAAAATACTAAAAACGTGAGCGATGAAAGAGATAACAAAAATATTGCCATTAAATGAGGCGGCAAAGTTTCAAAAATCCGCAGGCAAATATGATTGCACAATTACGGGATTGGCGGTAATGGGAGCAGGGAAAGCTAGAATTTCAATTTCCGGAACAGAGGAAAATTTGGATTTGTTGGTTAGTTCGATAGAAAATGAGAATAAAGAAACCACAACCGTTTGAACCCGGACGTGAATACAACCCCGGCGAACTTGCAGTTTACCGGGGTATGGTAATAATTGCGGAAAGATGGGTTAAACCGTCTGATAAACTGATTGAAAATGTTGGCAAATATGTATGTTTGAGTAGATGCGCGTGTTGCGTTATCCATAAAGACGATTGACCGGCGGTTGGGCTTAAATGCCACAGAACAAGCCGTAGCGATAACAAAGTAATATATTTCAGAAAATTATATAACATAACAGAAAAAAGCGATGGAAAAGAAAAGTTTTATTCCGTTTGATGCGGGAACGTTTTTGATGATTGAAGATGTAACGGGAACAGAACCGGAAGTTACAGAGAAAGAAAATTACTTTGAACTTAAAATGTACGCCCCGGACAAAGAGGAAAGAATAATTGAAGCCGCAATATATGCAGTTCAAGGCAGATACGGAAAAAGAATAAAAGACGTAAGGCCGATTAAAGAACAAAACCTTTTGCGTGGTGCAATATTCTTTGTTGAATACGGAAAAGGGGCGGAAAATTTGCCAAATGAGTTGCGCACAAATTTAGGTATGCCGGACGAAACCGCCGGGGATATTTATTGTCGCCGATTGTTAGAAGTTCGTGCATTACCCGTAAAGCGTGATAATTGGGAAATATTGCAGATTTTTACCGGAGGCGGAATAATGCAGATTCCGAGAACGCCCGGCGGTTTGGCGGTTTATTCATTCCCGACCGAAAGCGGCGTAATGTTGGACGTACCGGAGGGAAATTTTATTGTATTGACACCGGACGGAAAATTTGGCAAAATGGATATGCAAACGTTTATGGCTAATTTTGAAGAAAAAGACGCCAATACCGCCGGATTGACCTTTGACGAAAAGAGATTGTTTGAAAAGATGAATAAACTTTTCGGCAAGAATATAGAAAAAAGATTGGGAAAATTAGCCGAGGAATACAACGAATTGTTTGAAGCGTTTGAAAGATATTTAAGCATGGAAAAAACGCAAAGAGAAATAAACGAAATTAATCCCGGAACGCATGATATTATCGACGAATTGGCGGACGTAAACGTTGTTTTATTCCATATTGCGGCATTATTAGGGTATAGCCAAAAGGAATTGCAGGAAATGGCATATACTAAAATTGCAGGACGTGAGAAAAACCCGGAATTTATGCGCAAACACCCACACAACAAACCGGAAAGCCCGGTTTGCGGTAATATGCAGCAGGAAACCGCCGAACAATACAAACATTTTGAGGACCGTTTAAACAAAAGACTATGACAAACGAAGAAAAAGAAGAATTAAGAAAAAAAGCGTTGTTCCTTACAAATACGGCGTATCTTTTGGCGGACATGGCACATACATGCGTTTTTTACGCTGATGATAAATTAAACCATTTAGGCAAATGCTTTGAAAAGGGCGAAAAAATGAGATTCAAAAAAGCCGCAAAGTTGACAAAAGAAGCATTTAAAGCCGTCAAGGAAATAACGGAACCATTGTATAATATTACCGACGTTGATAATGCGTGTATTGATAGCGATTATCTTTTGGAAGTTATTCAGTTGGTAATAAACAGAACCGACGAAACCGAGGAAAGCAAAACGGCGATGTTGGAATACATAAAGAAGTTACCACAAATTGAACATGTAGAAGTTTAAGCGTATGAAAAAAGATTTTAAACAAGAACTAACCGAACTTATTAATAAGCACGGTTTAGAAAAGGAAATGAGAGATACCCCGGATTATATTTTGGCAGAAATTTGTATTGATGCAATGGCGGTATTTACGGAAGCAATCGCCCGCCGTGACGAATGGCAAGGATTCAGAAAGGCAGACGAAAAGAGTTCGCAGGATGCAAAACACAATTACCCGGATGATTGCAATATTTGCAAAGACCGTTTTAAATGTGCTGACTTTATGAGAACGCAACCAATTGCAAATCTGATTCAGCGTTTCAAGACGACAACGGACAAAGAGGAAAAAACAGCAATCGCCGGATTGCTAAAACAGATAAACGCCGATGCGTCGGGAAAGCCTCAAAATGATATACCGGAAGAAGTAAAAGAAGTTGCCGGAAAGTTGGCAAAGGCTTTTGGCGCAAGTGTTGAGATACACCGTATTGAGATACCGGAAAAGAAACGTAAGTTTAGAAAGAAACCAAGAAAGGAGCAAGGCAATGAAACCCGTTGAATTTCCCGGCGTGAATGTAGTATTTGCAAAAGACCAACCGGAATACATGCCGTTACCTGCAATGAAAATCCCTAATGACCCGCAGGGGCTTATAATTACCAAATGGCAGTTATCCCCGGAAGAATTGGAGAGAGTAAAAGAAAACGGAACAATACATTTGTCAATGCTGACGTTTAACCAACCATTGCAACCCGTATTGTTAACCGTAGATTTTCCAACAGAAAAATAATAAAGTTATGGATAAAGAAACATACGTAAAAAGAATGGCTGGATTAAACCATATAAGGGAAAAGGCTTTGCTGTTTAATGATAAAGAAAGGGAAAAAGCAGTAGAAAGCTATAATGCTGCAAATTGTCCTTTCAAGGTAGGCGAAATAGTTATATTTTCCCTAAACAGAAGCGGAATAATTGAAAAAATATAGGCAAATGATTATGGAGATTTTTCGTATGATATAAGAACCATAAAAAAAGGACGGGGAACCGTCTAAGATAATTATTCATGCAAATACATGGGACAAGATATATAAGGCATAAAAAACGACCCGGAATTATAACAGGGGCTTTGCCGTTTAGGTACCGGAACGAAAGAAAGCCAAAATAAGTCCCGTAGGGAGACGAAAATACAAAAGACAATAAAAGTATCAAGGAACAAACGAAACCCGCTTAAAACGAATATTCCCCGAAAATAACAAGCAATGGGAAAGCGACGTTTGAGAGGAAAGCAAAGTAAATGATTTTGTTATATAAAAAAGGTTTGATAAATGGAAGCGAGTAAAAGACAAAGGGGCAGACGCCCGAAAATGTGCAAACGAACAAAAGACCAAAGGGAGTTTGATTTGGCTTTTTGTTCAAATCTGTTTTTACGTGGTTTCACGTATAGGGAGATTTCGGAAAGACTGAATGAGGAAAACGCCCGGCGTGGCGTCGGTTATACCATAACAAGCCAAATGGTATATTGGGATATGCAACAATTGCTAATTGAGTGGAAACGTGAACGTATGGAAAATATAGACGATTACGTTACGCAGGAATTGCGAAAGTTGGATAAAATAGAGGTTGAATTGTGGGAGGCGTGGGAACGTTCAAAGACCGGGAAATTGCGAGAGAAAAACAGACAGAACGCAAAGCCCCGTAAAGTGTTGGAGGATGGCGACAACCCGGAATATTACGGGTATGAGGAAACCACAACGGAAACGTCCGCCGGAAACCCCCGGTTTTTGGATTTGCTTTTGAATGTGCAGCAACGCCGGGCAAAGATGTTGGGATTTGATGCGCCAATAAAAGTTGATATACCGGGATTGAAAGAAAATACAAATAGCGATGCGCCGAAATACGATGTATCAGCAATCCCGGACGACCTATTGTTTGCGGTCGCCGATAAATTGCAAACAGCAGAATATAAAAAACAATTAGCAGAAAAAGGAGTAATTGACGATGGTACGAACAACAAAGAATAATACCAAGAAAAAAGATGAACCGAAACCCGTACACACTTGCGGGAATTGTGGTTGGGGTAAATATTATTACGACCATTCAAATTTGGATATGGACGGGAACCCAATTTGTTTAAAATGCCCGTTTGTCGAAAATCGCAGTATAATACGTTCGGGAAAAGCGTGCGACAAATGGAAAATGAAACAATAAATTGGTCGATTTTTAAGATTCTCGGTTTTTAAGTCAGAAAAAACACGGGGGTAAGACAAAAATATATGGTCTATTTTTAAGAATTAAACAAAATGGATAAAGAACAATTGCTTAAAATGTATGCAGCATTGAAAAACAACCCCGGCGAGATAGTAAAAGCGGCGGCACGCCATAGGCTGATAAACTTTGCCCGGTACATGCAACCGGATTTGGCTTTGGAACCGTTCCACGTCGTTTATTATACGCTATTGGATAAGTTCGCCCACGGGGAAATAAAAAAAATGATTGTGCAAATGCCGCCCCAGCACGGAAAATCGGAGGGTTCAAGCCGAAAATTACCCGCTTTTATGTTAGGATTGAACCCGGACACAAAAATTTGTATTGGTTCGTATGCCGCCACAATTGCAAGGGATTTTAACCGGGACGTACAAAGAATAATTGACACCCCAAAATATCGGGAAATATTTCCGAAAACCTTTTTGAACGGTTCAAATGTGGTAACGATGGCAAACACGTATTTACGAAATTCTGACGTTATAGAAATGGTTGGGCATAAGGGTTCGTTGCGTGTTGTAGGTCGTGGCGGTGCGTTGACGTCAAAGACCGTTGACGTTATGATTATGGACGACGTTTACAAAGATTATTCAGAGGGTAACAGCCCGATTGTACGCAATGCGGCGTGGAAATGGTACACGACCGTTGTAAAAAAGCGTTTGCACAATAAATCGCAAGAACTGATTGTATTTACCCGATGGCATGAGGAAGATTTGATTGGTAAGATTGAAAAGGGAGGCGAAAAGATTATTGATATTAAAAGTTGGGACAGTATTAAAAATATTCCGGATGGTGCATGGGTTCGCATAAACTTTGAAGCGTTGAAAACCGGGGAACCAAACGAGATTGACCCAAGGGAACCGGGGGCGGCTTTATGGGAGAATATGCACAGCCGGGAAAAATTGGAGCGTGAAAGAGCGTTAGACCCAATACAATTTCAATGCTTAGACCAAGGAAACCCCGGAAGCGCAGAGGGTAGATTGTACCGGAACCCGTTCAGAACGTACGTTGACAAATCAGAATGGGGAACGTTCGTGCGTAGTGGTAATTATACAGACGTGGCAGACGAGGGCGACGACTTTACATTTTCGGCGTGTTATGACGTTTACAAATCCGGTAATGAGGCATGGAACGAACAAAAGAAACGGTTTGAACCGATTTTGTATGCGCTAATTACTGACATGGTATTTACGCAGGAAAATACAGAAGTAACATCCGTTACCGTCCCGGAAATGATAAACCGTTGTGGAACGCAAAAAGCATGGATTGAAAGTAACAACGGCGGTGCCGGGTTTGAAAAGTTGATACGTAAAAAGATAAAAGCGATTTCCGAACCATTTTACCAAGGTGCCAACAAGGAAAGCCGCATTATAACAAATTCGGCAAGCGTCAACGCCCAAATCATAATGCCGTTAGGATGGGAGGAACGTTTTCCAAAGATACATGAACACGTAACCGGGTTTTTGCGTGATTTCCCAGCAAATGAGCATGACGACCCGGAGGACGGTTTGACCGGAATATATGAAAAGGAATTGGCGGACGGCGATACAAGACCATACAGCCAAGCAACAAGGGGCATTAAACGTCGTAATTAGCATTTTATTTCATATATGCAAGGGTTTAGCCGAAAATATTATAACTTTGCAATAAGTAATGGGGCAAAGGGTTAGCCCCCGGAGATAATAACAAAAGTTTTAACGTTAAAAAATTAAGATTATGGCTATTTGTAAATGCCCGGCAGCCGCAGCGTTGCCAAACATTCCAAACTTTACGTGTGCCGAGAGTTTCGGACAGATTCAGAAAGTAGCGTTTCAGAGATTGTATAAAAGCACCGGACAAAAAAATTCATTTTCCACGACGAATGGTATTGGGAAAAAAGCGTCATGGACGTCGTTGTTATCGGCAGATGACGACACGAAAGTTGTTGTCTCCCCGTATATCCAAGCACCGACAGCAGAAGCAGGCGCACCCCGTACGTTCGGCGGAGGAAACGAAACGTTGGGCGGTATTGAAGAAATTGTTGGACGTGAGCCAACCCCATTTACGGCGGTTATGCGTAAAATGCCGCAATCACTGATTAAAGCATTGAAAGATTTGCAATGTGAAAGCGATTCCCAAAATTTGGGGGTTTTTTTGTTTGATGAAAACGGCGCAATTGGTGCATTGCAAGACCCGACAGCAGCAACAACGCATTATCCTATTCCAATTCGTTCTTTGTTTATCGGGGATAAAACATTGGGAGGATTTGAGGCACCCGATAGCAACGCAATACAATGGACGTTTTTACCTAATTGGTCGGATGATTTGGCTATTGTCGTACCGGAAGATTTTAACCCGATAACAGACTTAAAAAATGCGGCAGAGTAAACAAACAATAGTGACGTTGGAAAATGAAACATTGAAAACGACACGAGATTTTGAAGTTAGCCACGCCGAAAGACTTTTAAAAATGCCCAATAACGGCGGTTGGCAGTTACCGGAAAATAGTAAATTTGAATTTGACAAAGAAAATGGGCTTAGATATAAGAGAAATAAAAAAGCAGATAACGGAGCCACGGAACAAAGCGGCGATAAGTAGGGCGATTTACCACCAAAACCGCATACGATTTCATGCGGAAAAGGCGTTGACGCCATACATTACGCAACCCGTGACCGATTTTTTGGCTTATGTTTCAAACCTTATACCCGCAGACAAATTCAAAGTGTTCAAAACATTGTTCCGTTACCCCGTAAAGACAAACGAGGTAACGGGCGTTTGTTTTGATAAGTTGAGCCGCATTTTTGACGGTCGTAACCCGGCGTTCAATTATCAGTTTATGAACAGCGAACAAAGGGACGATTGGGAGTATTACAGACAACACGTATTGGAAGAACCCGAAATTTGGAGCACAAAGGGATGGGAATATTTCAAAACCGAAATTAACAGCGTATTAATTGTTGATTTGCCAAAAGAGCAATCCCCCGGCGATAATTACCCGCAACCGTACTTTTATTGGTTGCCAATAGAAAACGTTATTTCATACAAGGCAGACAAAACAACGGGCGTTATGCGTTGGATAATATTCCGGCAGGACGACAACCGTATTGCCGTAATTGACGATGAACGATACCGGGTATTTACCGAGGAAAAAGGCAATATTGGCGAATTGCTGATTGATAGCCCGCACGATTTGGGATATTGCCCAGCACGTTTTTTTTGGAACGAACCATTGAGTTTGAGAGAACCGGACGTTAAGGCGTCCCCGTTAACAACCGAGTTGGAAAGTTTAGATTGGTTCCTTTTTTATCATTTATCAAAGAAAAATTTGGATATGTACGGGTCGTACCCGATTTATTCCGGATATGAACAAAGTTGCGATTTTACGAACGGCGAAAACGGCGATTATTGCGACGGCGGGTTTTTGAAAGATAAACAAGGCTATTATAAATTAGACCAAGCGGGTTTATTGATGCGTTGCCCGAAATGCGGAGATAAACGAATTGTCGGGGTTGGTTCATTCATTGAAATTCCGGTACCGGACGGCGACAAACAGCCGGATTTGCGCAACCCGGTTCAGATGTTGACCGTTGACCGTAATAGTTTGGATTATAACGTTAGCGAGGAAGAACGGTTGCGTACAAACATAATTACGGCGGTTGTTGGTACCAACGAGGGAATAACAACCCGTGAAGCATTAAATGAACAGCAAATTAAAGCCAATTTTGAAAGCCAAAGCACGATATTAAACCGAGTAAAAAAAGGCTTTGAGGCGGCGCAAAAGTTCGTTGACGAAACCGCTTGCCGTTTGCGTTATGGAACAATGTTTATTTCGGCAAAAATCAATTATGGCACCGAGTTTTATTTGTCTGATGCAACCCAATTGCGAGAACGTTATAAGATGGCGAAAGAAAGCGGAGCAAGCGAGGGGGAATTGGATGCGCTACAAAATCAGATTATCGAAACGGAGTACAGACACGACCCAATACAAATGCAACGTATGTTAGTGTTGGCAGAATTGGAGCCGTACCGACATTTGACACGTCCGGAAGTATTAGAATTGTACGAAAAACAGCTGATTACCGAGGATGAATTGCGCATTAAATTGAATTTCGCTAATTTTGTGCGTAGGTTTGAACGTGAGAATACAAACGTTTTGGAATTTGGCAGCCAAATACCATTTTCCAAGAAAATTGAAGTAATAACAAAAAAAATTTATGATTATGCGAGTGAAAGCAGAAACAGAGGGTAAAACAAAGGACGTCGGATTGTTGGACGTTACCCCGGAAAATTTCATTGTTCCAAAAAGGGAAGAAAGTTTTTATCATTGTCGTATTGAGGTTGTAAAATTCAACCAAGAAACGGGCGAAAGAATTTCACGACCACGTATGCAGGTTTTCGGAAAAAAGTTCTTTGAAACATTCGGATTGCACAATTTGCGAAAAATGGGTTATAAAGTTGACATTATGCACGACCCGAACGTTTGGGAGGCAGCGAACAAAGAAAAGATTGAAGCCAGCAAACGAGCAAAGGCAGAAGCAGCAGCAAAGGCGGCAGCAGAAGCAAAGGCGGCAGAACGTGAACAAATGAAAGCCGAAATTATTGCAGAACTGACAGCCGCCGGAGTTATCCCAGCAGAACCAAAGAAAGCCGGAGTTATCCCAGCAGAACCAAAGAAAGCCGGACGAAAACCAAAAGCCGAAAAAACAGCAGAAGCAGAGGAAGCGGCAGGCGATAGCCCGGAAAACAACGAGAATGTTTAACCATTAAAAATTACGAATATGGCACAGATTGCACAGCAAGACAATTTGGTTATTGAAGTAACCTCAGCCGCCGCAGGATTGGGCGGCGACACAAAGAAAAAGTTGATTGAATGTATTGAGGGCGGAACAATTACCGACGTTATTTTGGTAACAAAAGAGGTTGAAAAGGAAATCAGCCATGCACGTGTTGTTAGTTGGTTGGTTGACACAACCGGGGATTCCCCAAAATACACAATTGATATTATTAACGCAAACAGCGGAGCAGTAGAAAAAATCGCACTTTTTTAATTCAAAGGGTAAGAATATTATGTTAACGAGAGAATTTTTAGTTGCAAATGCGGCTTTGTCGGGATTGTCTGACGAACAGATTACAGCGATAACAACATTATCGCAGAATGACGAAAACAGCGTTATTGCCAAGAAAACGGGCGAAATTTACGGGGCTTTGGATGCCGATATTTTGGCGGTTTCCGGTATCGCTAAAAATGGAACCGAAAAAACGTATGATTACGCAAAACGTGTAATGGGGGAAATGAAAACAAAAGCCGATGGCGCAACCGGGCTGCAATCGCAGATTGATTCATTGACCAAGGAAAAAGCCCGTTTGGAAAAGGCAATTGCCGATGGTGCGGCAGATGCGGAAACCGTGAAAGCATTGAAGCAGGCAAAAGCAGATTTGCAGAGCGTGACAACGCAGTTTACCGAGTTGACAACCAAGTATGAGGAAGAAAAGGCAAACCACGACAAAGAATTGTTCGGAGTAAGAATTGACAACGCATTGCAGACAGCCGCCGCCGGGCTTAAATTCAAAGCAGGATTCCCGGAAAGCGTAACAAAGGTTATTTTGGCGCAGGCGAGCGAAAAAGTAAAAGGCATGAACCCGGAATATATAGACGACGGAAACGGCGGAAAGGTTTTGGCGTTCAAAGATGCAAGCGGCGCAATTATGCGCAATCCAAACAATCAGTTGAACCCATTCACGCCCGCCGAGTTGCTGACAAAAGAATTGGAAACGATGGGAGTATTGGAGCAGCAAAGACAACAGCCAGGAGGCGGCACAAATACGCCCGCAGGCGGTGCCAGAGGCGGCGGAATTACATTGGACGTAAGCGGAGCCAAAACGCAATCAGAGGCGTACGAACTTATTACAAAACAATTGATGGCGCAAGGTAAAACGGTAGGTTCCAAAGAGTTTGACGAAGATCTGAGAAAGGTTTGGCAGGAAAATAGTATTAACAAATTGCCGGAGAGATAACCGGGTAATGGGTAAACCTGCATTTAATAACAAATTAAAAAAAAAAGACTATGAGTTTAATTGCAACAAGATTACAGAATTGGCGAGTAGAAAACCCGGAGTTAGACCGTAATATGGCCCGCCCTTGCGAGTATGGCGCATTAGATTTTTTCATTGAACAGACCAACGCCGGAAATTCCATTTTGTCCCCGAAATTGCGTGAACGTGCGTTTGCCTCAATCGGAAATACGGTACAAATTCCGGTTATCAATTACGATGGCGACGTTACGGTTAGCAACGTTCGTACGTGTGTTATCCCGGACGATGAAAACACGTCCGCACTTTATACCGTGGTTTGGGCGACATATTCCGTCGGCTTTACAATGGTGCCAACGTTGTATATGAACAACGAAATTTCGTATGGCCACGATTTCAACCGCAAAATGGAAAAGGTTTGCAGAGCGTTTGCAGATTCGTTAGACCAAGCAGCCGTTTCAGCGTTGGAGGCAGGAAAAACCAACGTATTGAAAGACCAGTTGAATTACGATTTCACTGCAAACGTTATTGATGTTCCAACGCAGATGGCAACCGAAATTATGGGCGATATTAACCCGATTATGCGTGCAAATTGTTATCCGGGTTTGGTTCACGTCATAGGTAACGCCGGAATTGACAGCCTTATTAAAAAATTGGCACAGCACGGTATTTATAACGACGTAAACAAGCGTATGGAATACGAAAATAAAGTGTTCCATTATACAAACAACGTCGTAAATGAAGCTAAAGAAAACGGCACATTCTTTGCCGTAGAGGATGGTAACGTTGGCGTTTTAACACGTGTTGACCGTGAGGCGTTGAACCGCACCCGTGCGAATTTCCACGAATGGGACGTTGTACGTTTGCCGTACATTGATTTGCCCGTTGGTTCGCACTATTACACAGCAGTTGGCGACCAGTCACAGACAGCAGGCGCAATGAGTGCCGATATGACGTGCAACGTGAAAGAATATTTTGGATTTAGCGCAGACGTTGCGTTTGTAATTGCTTACAACAGCAGCCTAGAAACCATTGCAAATCCGATTATCAAAGCGCAGATTGCAGCGCGTGCGGAAAATGTACCTTTGGGTATGCCTGTATATGTAACCAACGCCGGGGAATTTCCCGCCGGAGGTGCAGGCGCATAAGCCGGAAAACGGAACAATTATTTAACCGAGGGGACGGGGTGGTTATCCCCGCCCCCTTATTTATTGCAATCTTAATTCCTAATATGGGAAATAAATGGGCGTTTTTATGATAAGAATAAATGAAATATGCGAAGCGTTAAAAAATGTGTGCGGGTGGGAGCAATCATACGACCCGGCAAGGGTGATAGACGACAATTTAACGCAGACGGAAAGTGGGTTGTATTTTCAAGGTGCGCACCCGCTTTTGACGTTGGATAATATGGCGGCGATTATGCCGGATGATTGGGGGCTGCGATACCCGGAATGGAACATGATATCGCCGTACGAAGCCGGGCAGAAAGTGAGCCATAACGGTATTGTTTGGATTGCTAAAATTAACAACACCGGAGAGGAACCAACGGCAAGCGATTTTAATAATGATTACAGCCGGGAGGATTACGGAAACCCATATTGGAAACCGTATAATATGTTGACGGACTTTTTGGAGAGAATGACCCGAAACGGAATTGCGACCGCAATACAGACGTTTACACAGATTAAGCAGTTGGATAAAGAAACACGTAATTTGTTGGAGCGAAAAACGTTCTTTGATGGTGCCGGACGCATACGGGCGACGTTGCAAAACAATCATAAGTTGGTAGGATTTGAAATTGCCCCGGTTCGTGCAATGGGAGTGACGGCGAAAATTGAAAAGATAGGTTTGCAAATGACCGGGGGGACCGGGGTTGTTAGAATGTATTTGTTTCATTCGTCGCAGATAGACCCAATAAAGACGTTTGATTTGAATTTTACCGTTACAAATGGCGGTTTTCAGTGGTTCCCGTTAACTGATTGTTATTTGCCGTATATAAGCGACAAGAACAACGCCGGGGGGGCGTGGTTCCTTTGCTACAATCAAGACGAATTACCCGCCGGAATGGAAGCAATTAACGTATCAAAGGATTGGAGCCGGGAGCCTTGCGGAACTTGCAACATGGGGGCCGTTGAGGTTTGGCGAGAATTGACAAAGTATTTGCAAGTAATGCCGTTTATGTATAATGCGCCGGAAACGTTCGCAGAATACCCGGAGTTGTGGGATATTGCATACACGATGTACACACGAACCCAAAATTACGGGCTGAATTGCGAAATTACTATTGGATGCGATTTAACGGATTTCATTATTTCCCAAAGGCAGATTTTCCAAACGGTAATACAAAGACAAGTTGCTGCAATTGCATTGCGGACGTTGGCAATGAACCCCAACGTAAGGGTTAACCGCAATCAATCAAACGCAACCCGGATGGATATTTTGTATGAGTTGGACGGCAACACGTCCGGCGTTCGTCCCGGCGGTTTAGGTTACGACCTTAAAAAGTCTTATGAGGCGTTGCAAATAGATACGCAAGGGTTAGACCGTATCTGTTTAGCCTGCAATAACCGTGGGGTAAGATACAGAACCGTGTAATTATATAATTCAAAGGGAAAGTTGTATATAATTTCATGTAAAAGTTGTATTTATGAAACGGATAACCGATTTGCGAAAAAGGGTTGCGGATTTCAACGAGGCTTTGACGTCCGGGCTGATAATACAAAACATTATATGGGACAATGAGTCATATATAGTTGATTTGAACGCCGAGGAACAATTGTTTGAACAAGGTATTAACCGTTTGGGCGTCGAAATTTCGGATTATGCACCATACAGCCCCGTAACAATCGCATTTAAAGAGGCTAAGGGACAGCCGACAAACCGGGTAACGTTACGGGATGAGGGAGATTTTGAAAGTAGTTTTTATTTAGAGGTTGGCGACAAACAATTTGAAATTAAAGCGTCTGACTTTAAAACAGAGGATTTAATAAAAAAATACGGTTGTCAAATATTGGGTTTAACCGACGAAAATATTTCAATATTGATTTGGAAATATATTTTCCCGGATTTAATGGCAGAAACAAAAAAACAAATTTATGGCAAATAAGGTAAAAGCCCCGGTTGTTGACAACCCGGAATTGTTAGACCGGATTATTGGGAACATTCAAAACGGATTGGTTGATAATTTGCCGTGGTTGGATTATGCGTTTGGCAGGGCGGAAAGACTTGTTAAAATGAACGCAAACCAAAAACGCTATTATACGCCAAACGTGTATTCCAGGAAAAACGAATATATGGAAGTTTGCCCCGATGCGGGTATTGGTAATTTCTGTTTTTTTTGGGTTGACGACCCGCAAAACATAAGTTGGGAACCCGGCGTTGATATTGGGATAAAAACGGCGTTTTCGATTATCTTTTGGTTTGATTATCGAAAGATTTTCAACGAAGCAAGCAACAGAAACAAAGAGGCGTTAAAACGTCAAATATTGGACGTATTAAACGGCGGGTTTTGGTTGCGTCATGGAGGCTATAAAATAAACAAAGTCTATGAATTGGCGGAAAACATTTACCGGGGGTTTTCTTTGGACGAAATAGACAACCAATTTTTAATGCACCCGTTCGGCGGATTCCGGTTTGAGGGCGAATTGAGTATTGGAGAAACATGTAAATTGTAGGATGTGGAACATTTTATTTATAACATTATTGTTGTCGCATTAATAGCGGCTTTTGTGCTGACGTTATTACGCAAATGGGGCGTCATTGAATGGGTACAGATTCACGGGAACGATTTCTTTTCAAAGATGTTTAATTGCGATTTCTGTTTGTCGTGGTGGACTTGCGTTCTGATTTGTTTCTTTGCGTTGATATTTACCGGGAACCCCGCATTTTTGGGCGTTCCCTTTTGTAGTACAATGATAACACGTGTTTTATTATGAAGAATGTACAAATAAAAGGAATGAACGTTGAGTTGTATGATTCAATCGAGGATTTGCCAATTATGCGTTTCCACAAGTATAACAAAATGCTTTTGGTTGACGCCGGGGTTGGTTCCGATTTGTCGGATTTTGACCGACATATTGAAAAGGTAATACGTTATTTGAACAGCCCAACGCCAAACATGGCAACCGTTGAGTTGGAAAATATGCGCCAAAACATATATTTCATTCAATCCGAGGTTTCCCCCCGGCATTTGGCTTTTGCCGTGTTGGTTAAATCAATAAATGGTAAACCCCGAAATGATTTGTCAGATGATGGATTGCAACAAACAATGAGTCTTTTTAAAGACGTTGCAAATTCAGAGATAACCGCCCATTTGGAAGCGGTTAAAAAAAAAATAGACGATGAATTGCGTTTGTATTTTCCCCGGTTGTTCGATGATGCGACATTGAAAGAGTATTACGATAAATTGAAACAAAGAACGATTGTTGTATTACGCACAATAATAGACGGTCGGGCAACCGAGGCGGACGCAAAAGAGATTGACGACATTACGGCGGAGTTGATAACCTATTTCAACCCGCAGACGTTTACCGGGTCGGAAAGCGTGGAAATTAGGCATGACAGACAATTTGAAAATATGTGTTTGATATTGTCCCAAAATTTGCATGTTGACCCAAAGAAATTTACCGTTTTGGAATATTACAACGCATTTGAGTATATCAAGGAACAAGCCAAAAAAGCAAACAAGCAAAAAAGGTAAAATAAGGCGATTTACGGCGTTTTTATTTTTAGGCGATAAATTACACATTTGAGAAAAGAAAATGCAACGGAAGGGGAAATTTCCCGTAAATAACTAAATAATCGGCGTATGGCAGATAATAACAACCCAATCAAATATTCGGATTTAATAAGCCCGGATAATTCGATTACAGATTTGATAAAACAATTGGATGAACTTTCGGACACCTATACAAATGCGCTGAAAAATATCAAAGCCGAGGCAATACAATTGGCGGATATTCTGAAAAAGGTTTCCGGCGCAACGGAGGACGGGAGAAAGACAACCAAAAAAGCCGCAGACGATGCCGAACGTTTGGCACGTGCGCAACGTGATTTGGCGTTTGCAGAAAGTGAGAACGCCAAAAAGTTAGCCGAGTTAAAATTGGCACAGCAGGAAGCGAACCAAATTAATAAACTGATTGTGAAAATAAATCAATCCGCCGAGGGTAGTTATAACCGTTTATCGGCGCAATATTCATTGAATAAGATTTATTTAAACAACATGACTAAAGCCGAACGGGAAAACACCGAGGAGGGGCGAAAATTGGTTGCGCAGACCAAAGAAATATACGAAGAAATGAAACGTTTGCAGGAGGCAACCGGAAAATTTCAATTGAACGTCGGAAATTATACGGAGGCGTCCGACGCAATTATTGCGTATGGCGACAAACTAAAAGAAACGTTAGGTTTAAATAGCGCATTTGGCGAAAGTCTTTTGGCGTTAGGACGTGGCGGGGCTGAAAGTAAAGCAGTTTTTACAGCTATTGGCGACGGGGCAAAAGCATTGGGAAAAACTTTGTTGGGACTACTTTCAAACCCGGTATTTTTGGCGATTGCCGGAATTGCGGCGGCGGGTGCGGCGTTCAAATGGTGGTACGATTATAACGCCGGGTTAGTAGAGGCAACGAGATTGACGCAACAATTTACCGGGAAAAGTGGCGATGATTTGAAAGCGTTTAGAAATGAGGTGCAAGCCGTCGCCGATTCATTCAACGCAGATTTCCGGGAAACATTGATTGCAATGAACGCATTATCAAAACAATTTGGTATTTCTGCAAATGAGGCATTGCAATTGGTTAAAGATGGGTTTTTAGCCGGAGGCGATGCGAACGGGGAATTTTTAGACACGTTGAAAGAATACCCGGCATATTTCAAAGAGGCGGGAATATCAGCAGACCAATTTGTTGCAATTGTTACCCAAACAAACAAAATGGGTATCTTTTCAGACAAAGGCGTTGACGCAATTAAGGAGGCAAATTTGCGTTTGCGTGAAATGACGACGGCGACGGCGGCGGCTTTGGACGGTATCGGTATTTCGTCGGAACAAGTTCAAAAAGATTTGCAGACCGGAACCAAAACAACGTTCGATGTTATACAAGACGTTTCCGCAAAATTGGCAGAATTGCCGGATAATGCGGCAAAGGTCGGGGCTGCAATTGCAGATATATTCGGGGGGCCCGGAGAGGACGCCGGATTGCAGTATTTGCGCATGTTGAAAGATATTTCAACAAACATGGATGGAGTAAAAGGGAAAGCCGGAGTTTTGGCGCAATTGCAGGAGGAACAATTGCAAAGCCAAATTGAGTTGCAAAACGCATTATCCGGATTGTTTGACGCAACCGGAGGAAATTTTAAAACGTTGACAACGCAGGCAAAAGTTTTTGTTAACCAAGGATTGACGGCGATAATAAAAGGGGTTATTGATGTTGTCAATTACTTGATTGAGTTATACAATGAAAGTGTTTTAATACGTGCAATTTGGAATGGGATTGTTGCCGGATTCAAAACAACATTTGATACGTTGGGAAATTTGTTTGGATTCTTTATTGATATAGTCAAAGCAACCGGAACCGCATTAAAGGGAGCGTTTACGTTGGATTTTGACGACGTAAAAAAAGGATTGGCAGATTATGCAGCAGCGTACGGGAATTTGGTTAAAGCCCAAGTTAAAGACATAACAGAAAATTTCCAAGAGGGTTTAGAGGGTATGCAGAAGAAAATAAAACCGTTAACAATCCCGGTTTCTATTGGAGATACCCCGACGCCACAAACAGAAAATAAGCCCGTAACGACACAGAACCCAACCGTAACGCCAAGGGGTAAAAGCGATGCGGAAAAGGCAGCAGAACGGCAAGCAAAACAAATTGAGGCGGCATACAAAAAGAATTTGGAAGCAACCCGAAAATTGCAGGATGCACAATTGCAGTTGGAAACCGACGAATGGGCAAAGCGTCGCCAACAAACGCAATATCAGTATTCCCGCCAAATTGAGGATTTACAACACCAATTGCAGACCGAAAAGGATTTGAACGAAACCGGACGTCAAGCGATAAACGCCACAATTACGGCGTTGGAACAGCAACAAACCGAGGCGTTATTGAAAATCGAACAAGACCGACAATTGCAGGAATTAGCGTCACAGAAAGAAAGCATTGAATTACGTTTGCAAGCAGTCAAAGAGGGAAGCGAGCAGGAAAAACAATTGCGGATGCAGTTGTTGGAAAACGAAAGACAAACCGCATTATTACAGAACCAACAGAAACCGACCGGGCAACAGCAGGACGCCGCGGCGATTAATGCAAGTTTTGACGCAAAGGGAGCCGGAATTGCGGACGAATATTTGCAAGCGCAATTACAGATATTCGACCAACAACAAGCGTTGGCACAATCGGAGTTTGATTTGTTGAGAAATTCAGAAGCCCGGAAAACTCAATTCCGTTTGCAAGCAGAAAAGGAACGTTTGCAAAAGGTTTTAGAATTAAATCAGCAAGCCGCCAATAAATTGTCTGATGTTGAGGTACAAACAATTCAAAACACTATTAAAAAAATAGACCAAGAAATTGAGCAATCCAAAGGGGAGGAACGAGGAACAGACATTTACGGTTTGTTTGGGCTTAATTTGGACGACGACCAAAAAGAGGCAATTAATACGTCTATGCAATACGCATTGGATGCGTTAAATACATTCACGGCGGCACGTGTTGCCGCAGCAGATGCAGCCGTTGAGCAAGCGGATAAAGAGGTTTCCGCCGCACAATCGGCGTTGGATGCAGAATTGGAAGCAAGGGCAAACGGGTACGCCAATAATGTTGTACAAGCGCAAAAGGAGTTGGATTTGGCAAAGAAAAACCAAGAAAAAGCGTTGAAAGAACAACAGAAAGCGCAAAAACAGCAGGCAGCAATACAAACATTGCAGCAAATCGGAAACATGGTAACAGCAACGGCGTTGATATGGTCGCAATTAGGTTTCCCGTTTGCAATACCTGCAATTGCCGTAATGTGGGCGAGTTTTGCAGCGTCTAAAATCAAGGCGGCGCAATTGGCAAAACAGACCGGAGAAACCGGAGGAACGGAAACATACGGCGACGGTACCGTTGAACTTTTGGAGGGCGGTTCGCACCAAAGCGGAAATGATATTGATTTAGGAACGAAACCGGACGGAACCCGCCGACGTGCCGAGGGAGGCGAATTTTTCGCCGTGATAAATAAACGAAGTTCACGCCGTTTCAGAAAGATAATACCGGACGTTATCAATTCGCTAAACAATGGTACGTTTGCACATAAGTATTTAAAATCCTATTCAGACGGCGACGGTTTGACGTTAAACGTTACCGGACAAAGCCCGGATTTACGCAATTTGTCGGATGATGTAAGGGAAATTAAGGAACAGAACCGACGACGGGTTTACGTGGACAGCGACGGAAATACGATTGAAAGTTACAAGAATTTGAAACGTAAAATAAAAAGACTATGACACCAAAATATAGATTCTTTTTGCAGATAGGGGAGGACGGAACCAGACAAACCGTCTGCCCCAATTATAAGGATGATTTAACGTTGGATTATGAGTTGGGAACAAATCAAAGGTTTTACCGGGCTAAATTGTCCGGTAAAATAAACTTTGTCCGTGCTGATTACGATATTATCAATAACGCCCCGTTTGATTCTGAATTTTTCCTATATATCGAAAAAAGCGATGATTGGGGACAAACATACAATCAATACTATAAAGCAAAGTTTATGAAAACGGATTGTACGTTTAATGATGATGATAAATTGGTTACGGTACAGCCGGAAACAATAGACCAATACAACGACGTTTTGGCAGGATTGGAAAAGGAATACAATTTAATTGAGTTGGCCCCACAAATCGAATTTCTTACAATAAGAAAACGCCCATTGATACAAATATACGTTCCCGGAGATAGTGTTGTTTCGTGCTTTTTGGGCGGCACGAATTGGGAACAAGACGCAAACGCCACGACTGACCAAAACGCATTAATACAAACCTATCATTTTGCACTATGTAATATTTTGAAAGAAATACAAATTACGTCGCACGGTTCCCCGGCGGTAATATCCGGGATTTATGTTGGGCGGATGTCGGCGGGTGTAAATTCTGATGAATTTATGGGAGATTTATACCCGAAATTAAATGTAGATTATTATATCCATATTGCACAAAAACAAGTTGCGGGTGGACTACCTATTGGGCTAGCAGGTGCTGAGATACGCCGCCGTTCTGATGATGTGGCAATGTTCCGGTATACAAAGATAACGCAAGAACCTTTTGATACGTTGGAATTTGATTTAACCGCCGTTGAGGGTTCCGGAGCAACGGGTACGATGCACGCCGATATGAAAAGTTATAATATATACGCCCGATATTTGGTTGATGTTGATAAAATAGACGATTTAGATACATACCCGTTGTCGTCCGATGATATTGTAGATAATAATAGAAATTACCGCTGGGCAATTGGTTACGCAATCGACGTGGCATTTATATCTAATAATTTTTCAGATACGCCGACCGAGTGGGGATTAGCCGACAGTGGAAAGTATTTTGAGCCGCCTTATTCCATATATGGACAAACGTTTTATCCAATCGCCCGGTCAACGTGGCGTTATGCGTCGTTATGGTTTGGGTTTTATCTGATGGATTGGATATTAGAGGAAAAAGCCCGAAAAGCATATACTTTGCGTGATGCGTTTACATTGTCGTCATGTATCAATGTGCTATTAAAAGAATTTGCGCCCGGAATAACGCATGAAGCGACGCCGGAATACAGCCAATTTCTTTATAACACAAACAATCCTATTTCCGGGCAGTCATTTAAGTTGCTAATAAGTCAGAAAAGTAATATCATTAATGGCGATTATAAAACCCCGGCGCAAAAAGCCCCGATTACATTACAACAGATTATGACGATGTTACGGGATATTTACAAATGTTATTGGTATATTGAGGACGGAAAATTTAAAATTGAACAGGTAAGTTGGTTTAGAAATGGCGGTTCGTATGGATATAACCCGATTATTGATTATGATTTAACACAATTAGAAAACGTTAGGAACGGCAAAAAATTAGCTTTTGCAACGTCTGAATATTCATTTGACAAAGCAGAAATGCCGGAACGTTATCAATTTGAGTGGATGGATGATGTAACAACACCATTTGAGGGTTTACCAATAGAAATTACGTCCAAATATGTAACAGCCGGAAAGATAGAAGAAATAAATATTTCCAATTTTACGTCCGATATTGATTTGATGTTGTTAAACCCCGGTGCAATTAGTTTGGATGGATTCGCATTGTTTGCGGCGGTTATGCCGTCCGGAGGTGGACAATTGGAATTGCCGTTTACAAGACAAACCGTTGATGGCGTAGAATATTTTTTGCAAAATGGATATTTAGCGTTTATCAATATACAACCGACATATTGGGTTTATGATATGCCCGCACGGAATTTCAAAATAAATAATTCCCAATATTATGCTTTGGGAGGATTGGAACGTAAAAAGAAACAAACATTGAATTTCCCGGCAGGAACCACAGGCCCAAACCCGATGCAGTTAGTTAAAACATATATCGGTAACGGTCAAGTTGATAAGCTTTCAGTAAATTTGTGTAGTCGAAACATTAAAGCAACGTTGAAATATGACACAGAATAACAATATTAGCGTTTTACCGTGGTACACGTCAATTAATGAACAGAACCACAGAAAAAGTTACGCATACGGCGTAATTTACCCGTTATTTGCCCCGGCTGATAGATTGTTGCCGTTTCAGATAATAAGAAACACACGGTCAAATAATGTTACGTCAGTGGTATTGTATGAAAAGACCGGAAAGCAAGTTGCAAACATAACAACGTACATGAAAGAAGCCGGATTGCAGATTGTCCGGTTTCAGTCGTTGGGATATGATGTAATATTATACCCGGCAATATTACCCATGCCATTAAATCAGTTGGACGGAATATATTATATGACGTTATCGGATGGCGTGCAAACGTGGTATTCTGAAATGTTCACGGTCGTACAAGATGTTTCCGGTTACTTAAAAATACAATGGTGGGATATTGAAAATTTTGTATTTGACGCCGGGCAAATAGTATATAAAAACCCGGATTTCAAAAATACGTTGTACCTTTGTACCGAGTTGGGAAAGCCGGATTATGAATTTGAAGAGGACGGCGAAGAACGGGACGGGTATTTTTTCCCGGAAAAACAAATATCAGTCAAAACGTTTAAATGTACGATATTGGCACCGGAGTTCCTTTGCGACGTTATGCGTTTTATTCGTATGGCTGATTACATACATATAACTGACAAGTACGGCAGGGAATACGATTGCGATACGTTTTTAATTACCCCGAAATGGCAAACGCAGGGGGATTTGGCGAGCGTGGAAATTGAGTTTAAAACAAATACCGTCGTTAAGAAAATAGGACGTGGATATATTATCAATAATAATGGAGATTTCAACGGAGATTTCAATAATGATTTTGACAACAATTAAATTAATTAAATTATGGGAAATTACGAACAATTAAAAAAAGCGATTGCCAACGTTATTAAGACAAACGGAAACCAAGAAATTACCGGGGCAAAAATGCAAAACGTGTTGAACACGATTGTTTCAACCGTGGGAGCCAACAGAACCTTTGTTGGCATAGCAAATAAAAATACCAATCCCGGCACGCCGGACGGTAACGTTTTTTATATCGCTTATACGGAGGGGAATTATGTAAATTTCCAATTCGGGACGGGTTATTTGACCGTAAAACCCGGCGAATTGGCAATATTATACAACGAGAAGACCAATTGGGGTAAATTTGATATCGGCATGAGTTCAGACGGCGTTATTGCGCTTGCGAACACAACAAACCAAATCAACGCAACCGGACGTTATGCGTACACGGATACGGGTTTTGTAAGGGGGTCAAATGCGGGTTCCCAAAAGGTGCGTACATTTTTGGTTGCGGGTCAACCATACCAATTTACATTAACGCCCGTTGGAGGCAACGCCACGGTAAATATACAAGGTATTAAAGCCGACGGAACATTTGCTATTATAGGCTCCATGACGTTAACGCCCGACGGGGCAACGAAAACCGTAACGCCAACCGAAAATTATTACGGGTTTACGATTTATTACGGTTCCCAAACAACCGCCACGTCTGTAAATGTATTGTTTGAAATTCCGACAACCGAGGGAATGGGTTTGCCGGACGGTATGGGGGACGCAACCAACTTTTACCCCGACCCGTTTATTGAGGCGGGTTCGAATATTAAAGATTTGGAGGGCGTACAAGGTGTTTTCGTTGTAGGAACGCCGGAATATTACGCCGACCGTATTGTTTTGCCCGTGGGTTCGTTTTTAGGGGTTATATTGGATTTGTCGCAATTACCATATAATCCAACAACGGATTATCTTAACGCATTAGTGAAAATTAGTGCGCCGGGCACAGGTCATTTGTTAAATGTGGCATTTGACCCTACAACGTCGGGTGCCTTTATGCCAGTCGCTAAATTAACGGCCGACCCGCAATTTGACGGTTGGGTATCTTTTTACAATGTAACCGGATGTTCGACGGTATCCAACCGTTGCCGTGTAACATTCGACAACAAAAAAGGTACACAGCCGTTAACGATTTACCGTTGTATGATGTGGACGGGTCAAGATGTAACCCCGTTCGGTATGTTCGCAAAACAGGCGTGGAACGCATGGAAAAAGGTAAAAGAAATTCCCATTAAAACAATTAATTACGCCCCGTATTACAACGAATTTAATTTACAGGGTTCAGCAATGAATGTTGTAAGAACACGCACAACGTTGTCTTATACGGTGAACAATGCCGGAGCTACTGCATTTATTGGATATGATTTCAAGTTGGTGGATAGTCCGTTTGAGATTGGCGACGTTATCGGTTACGGTGCGGATAATGTGGTTGTAAGTAGTGCAACAGTTTCCGTAATGTATTGCATATTTTACAATGATTCAACCGAGATTTCCCGGTTATCGTTACAATTAAAAGCAGGCGGTTTTTGTACTCACTCCGGCACAATTCCGGAGAATACAACCCGTATATTGATACGTTACCAAATTAGTGGCGTTGGTGCGGCAATATCGGTTGGCGACAACTATTTGACAAAAGGCGAAATAAACAAATTGAGCGAATGGGAACGCCAAAGCATAAAGCGCGGGACAACTGTAAACACAACCGCCGCCGCCGCCGTTGTTTACGTGGATGCGGTCAACGGAAACGACACGAACTCCGGCACGACGGAAAGTGCCGCATTAGCGACGTTTGCCGCCGCATTTTCCAAAACAGGCGTTGATACAACAATTATATTGATAGGGGACACGACCGAACGTTTGAATATCAAAACCAAGTCAAACCAACGTTCCGTCCGTCTTATCGGTAAACGTGGATTAGTTAACCGTATCATTTGCGGAACAAAAATTGATAGCGGAACATTAGTTGCGGGTACAACGAACGTTTACCAAACCCCGTTGCCGTCCATTTCAGCTGCCGACCATTTCCAATTGTTCCAACATGAGGTATTCGACGAAAGTACGTTGATACCGGACAACGAACGCCACCCGTTACAACGTGGGAAAACGTACCGTTGTGATAGCACAAAGATAACCCGTGTTACGTCGTTGGATGCCGTGAAAACGTCCGAGGGTTACACGTTCTTTTATGATACAGACGCACAAATGTTGTACGTCAAAATCAAAGAGGGTACAACGTTAGCCACCAACCCGGTTTACATTCCGGGCGGTTCCGGTATTTCCGGCAATGACGGTTCCGTTGCTTTTGAAATGGTTAATATTGAATGTTGGTACGGTTCAATTTCGTTAAGGTTTTGCCACGGCGGACGGGCGATTGATTGCGCAGCAAAATACGCACTTGGCGGCGGTGCGTGGTCGTGGGAAGCGGCAATTGGTGTGGAATTGATACGATGCGAAGCGACACGGGCGTTTAGCGGTTCGACTACCGGGGACGGGTTCAACGCACACAGCACAACGGAAGGCCCGGCATTGGCGAAACATACCGTTGCAACGTTGATTGATTGTTGGAGCCACGACAATAACGACGACGGATATAGCGACCACGAACGTTGCGAAACAACCATTATTGGCGGATTGTTTGAATACAACGTAAAAGCCGGATTAACGCCCGCTTATGGTTGCCACGATACGATATATAACGCCTATTGCCGTAAACAGGTTAATAGCGGTATCGCATTAGTTGGAGGCGCAACGGAGGCGGAGGGCGGCAGAGGTTCGCAAATATTCGTTATTGGGTGCATTTGTGAGAACAACAAAAATAATTTTTACGTTTCCGGCGATAAGTCCGGGAAGGATGAAAATTTTGGTAAGTTCGTAAATTGTATATCTTTGAACGGGACACAATACGGGTATTTGTGCGGAGCGAACGCCCGTATTGAATTGAACAATTGCAAGGATAGCGGAAGCCCGACGGCAAAAAGTGGCAACATAGTAGTCAGCAACGCCGCATTAGTTGAATAATTAACCGAGGAAAGGGGCGACAATAAAAAGGTCGCCCCGTACCGATTTAACCATTTGGAAAGTATGCAAGAACGTAACATTATCAACGGAACAACCACGGTTGACAACCGCACGGAATTTATGTTGTGCGAGATTATAAAGCAATAACCAAAACGGGGGCGGTTTACCGCCGCCCCTTAAATCTTTATTTATGGACGATATGGATAAAATTTTTAGTTGGGAACAATGGCGTATGATATTCGCCACGACCGCAAGCCCGTTATTTGCATATCTGGTCCCGACGGCGGGGTTTATGTATGCGTTAGTTATTATGTTTGCGTTCAACATTTGGGCGGGAATGAGGGCGGACGGCGTGGCGATAAGGAATTGCAAACGCTTTTCGTTCCATAAGTTTAAGAACGCATTGGCGGAATTGCTTTTGTACGTCGTTATTATACACGTCATTTATTCCGTTATGTTGCAATGTGGCGACGACGGGGCGGCAATGATTGTTATTAAGTCGCTTACATACGTGTTCATGTATGTATATTTGCAAAATGCGTTTCGCAACTTAATTAAGGCATACCCGAAGAAAATAGCCTTACGGATAATATACCATGTTATCCGTTTGGAGTTTACAAGGGCTTTGCCGTCGCATTTGCAACCGATAATTGACAGATTGGAAAAAGAATATGGGGATGACCCCGAAGAAAAGGAAAAAGGAAAAAAGAAAGGAGAAAAAGAAAAATGAGTAAAGTTGTAATTCTTGATGGAGGTCACGGCTGGAATTGTGCCGGGAAACGTTCCCCCATTTGGGGGGACGGTTCCCAATTGTTTGAATGGGAGTTTAACCGTAACATTGTATACCGTATTGCGGCGATGTTAAAAGCCGATGGCGTAAAGTTTGAAATTTTGGTACCGGAGGATACCGACGTATCATTGCCGGAACGTTGCCGACGTGCAAACGTTATCCATGCAGATTGCGGCAATAATGCCGTTTTGTTTAGCGTTCATGGGAACGCCGGAGGCGGCACCGGGTGGGAATGTTACACAAGCGTAGGACAAACGAAAGCGGATGCAATCGCAACCGTTCTTTGCGAAGAAGCGGAAAAGGAGTTTGCCCCGGACGGTTGGAAAATGCGTCTCGATTATATAGACGGCGACCCGGACAAAGAAAGCCAATTTTATATACTGAAACATACGGTTTGCCCGGCGGTATTATCCGAAAACTTTTTCATGGACACGGAGAAAGATTGCCGTTTTATGATGACGGACGCAGGGCGTGAGCGTATCGCCAAAGTACATTACAATACAATAAAACGTATCTTATGAAAAAATATCTAATAATAGCGGCAATTGCTTTGGCGGTTGCCGCCGTTGTCACTATATGGGTGCAACGTTCCCGGATTAATCAGTTAACCGGGGAAAGGGACAAATACAGAACCAACACGGAAACGTTATTGCAGGACGTTTCCCGGTACCAAACAAAAGATAGTTTGAACGCCGCAAAAGTTGGGGTTTTGGAACTGAAATTGTCAGAGTTTGAAAAATACCGGGCGAGCGATGCGGAGTTGATAAAGACGTTGCAGACAAAGAACCGGGAGTTGGAACGGGTTACGACGGCGCAAATGGAAACGATTAACGAATTGCGGGCGAACGTCCGGGATAGTATTGTATATTTGCCCGGCGACACGGTTACGACAGTTTTACATTGTATTGAGTATTCCGACAAATGGGTTGATTTTGACGGTTGTATTATAAATAATACGTTTTCGGGCAAAATTATAACACGGGATAGCCTTTTAATAACGGAAAGTGTACAATATAAACGTTTTCTTAATTTCCTATGGAAAACAAAACGGATAAAAAACCGTGAATTTGATATTGTTTCAAAAAATCCACATACAAAAATTACCGGGTTTGAGGTTATAACAATAGAAAAATAACTATCGTTGTATCGAATTACATTTGACCACATAATTAGAGATTTTCTTCAAGGATTAGCCGGGTTTGCCCCGGCTTTTTTCGTTTTTCCCATTTTTAGCCCCGTGGCTGGCTTTTTTTATTCCGGTGGATAAATTATATATCTGAGCAAAGAAAGTGTCTTAAATCGAAAATTCGCCAAAAATAACTATCTTTTGAACCAAAAGAAAAATTTTTATGCGTTTTGCTCAAAATAAAAAGAATTTCTTTTGGTGATTAAAATAAAGGTTGCATATTTGCATTGTCAAACAACAACGACGGGGCGTTTCCCCCGAACATTAAAAGAAAAATCAAAATGGCAACAACAATTTACAACGGTTTGGAATATTCAACAAAATCAATCAATCGCAATTCCCGCATTAAAATCAACGGTATTGTTGACGGTAAAAAGGTCAACAAGTTGGTAGGCGTTAAAGGATTGATTGAATTGATTGGCGTTGAAATGGCTAATAAGATGTTGCGCCTTGCATTTAATGGCACCGATGATAAAACCGTTTGCAAATTGCGCAGAGGAATAAAGATAAGTTTCTATGTTAAATAATATCCGACCGGGCGGGTCCCCGGAACCAAATACAAATTCGTATGAGTTCAGAAAAAAGAAACAAGTTAAGCGAGATTTTCAAATTGGCGTGGCAGTTCGTAAAACGCAATGGTTACAAACTTTCAGAGGCTTTAAAATGTGCATGGTTAAACATGAAGCTAAAAGCCGAAATGAAAAAACGAATTGTAAAATTCTATTTTCAGAAAATAGACGGTTCATTGCGTGAGGCATACGGAACCACAAACCCGGAAACAATCCCGGCAACAACCGGAACCCGGAAACCCGCCGACACGGTACAAACGTATTTCGATACAGAAAAGCAGGAATACAGATGTTTCAAAAAAGCTAATTTAATTCGTATTGCATAATCAACGCCGGGGATTTCCCCGGCAAAAAAACAAATGATATGAAAACAATAAACAACGTTGATGATTTAAGCGACGATTTGTGTTTATATTGTCCTTTGGATGATGGCGAAAAAGGAACCCACGGCGTCCCAAATGGATATATAAGTTGTGAGGGGCATTGTTGCCAAGAAGCGTATGAAATGTATATTGAGGAATGGACGGAATAACAAATTGTATGGAAAGTATAATAATAAAAGAAATTGAAATGATGTTGGAACTACCTTTGCACGAAAGACAAAAAGCGTATTTCCAAGACTTATTAAACGCCGCAAAGCCCGTTAAAATAGTTCCGGCGGCTGATGTATTGGAGGATTACGAATTGGAATACATACGGCATGTAATTAAGCCAAAGCCGAAAGAATGTTACCGAAATTCCCATTTACTTTGCGAGGCGTTCCCGGAACGGATTCTTTATTGTGAGGGAAAAACAAACGTCCCAATACCGATTGACCATGCGTTTAACAAGGTCGGCGACGCATATATTGACATAACATTTGAATTTGCGTTGCATGAAAACCCGCCAATATATGAGTACGTAACATTTGGAGAGTACGACGCAAAGACCATACGAAAAGCAGTATTGGAAACCGGATATTACGGCGAAATTTACAAATGGTTGTATTATCAGAGTAAGAAATAAAAAGACCCCCGGCGTCATAAATCAATATGCACCGGGGGAATTTTACGCAGTAACCGAGAGCGATATTTGGTTGATGCGGTACCACAAAAATATATTGTTTGCCGTAAATTGCAAAACAACCCGCAAAAATAAATTTGAAATAAAAGTATTTATCTTTGGTGATTAAAGAAATATTTGTACCTTTGCATTGAAGTTAAGCCCACGCACGGGGATAGTGCGAAATAATATGAATATCAGAAAAGACAAAGAATTGAACATTTTGGCGAAAGCAGCCGGAAAGAAAGCAACAGAAGTTGAAACAATCATTGTAAATCAATTAATCCAAAAGGAAATGATACAAGACGGCCCGAAATTTTGGGGATGCACTTTGTTTGATAGTATCGAACGTGACGTTCCGGTTTCTGATGTTGTCGGCATTATCAAAGCAACCGGAATTTCGGTTGTACGTTCCGAACATTTGGACGCATTTCTGAATTTGGTATTGGTCGGAAAAGGAGATTGCCCGGTATGTGGCGGAGAAATGGAAGTTACCGACGCCGATTATAAATGTTGCGGCGGCGATGGGTATTTAACCCCGTATGAATACGAACCGATATTTGAGGAAAAAACCTGCAAACATTGCGGTCACGTAGAATAATAACCATAAAAATAAACAATATGAAATTAAAAGTAAATGAAGCAATCGCCCGTTCCGAGGCGAACGGAAAAAAGGTATTGAAAAAGGATATTGCAGCCCGTTTATTTGAGGGCGCAAGCGAAAGCGCACAGCAGGTAAATATGACAAATCTTTGCAACGGGACAACCAAAAGGATTGTTCCGGAATGGGTAGTAATAATTTGCGAAATGTGCGGTTGTTCCGCCGATTATCTGTTTGGAATGGAGGATTAAAACCATGAAAAAGAAGTTTGTCGAAAAAATGGAAAAGATGGTTGATGTTTTCTTTTCCGATGCGTGGCAAGCAAAGGTTTTTGCAATGATATTTAGCATTTTCGGAGTAATATGTTTTATTGCCGGATTTTGGAATTATATCCATTTTTTGTTTTCTGCAATGTGTGGATTAATGGTTTATGTATTGTTTAACGAATTAAAGAGCAAATAACATGAGAGCGAAAAAGAAACAGCCGGAAAACCCGGAAAAAAGTATTGCAAACACAATGGGTAACGCAGTAAATGCGGTTAAGAAGTTGGCGGAAGCAATGGGACAATTGCCCGCCGATAAATTCCCGGAAATAAACGATGAACAACAGATTGTCCCCGGATTGGATGCCGTTGAAATAGAACAGCCCGCCGGGGCTTTTGAAATTGTGCCGGGCATGACGGTTGAGGAAATGACAGCAATGTTTTTTGATGGTGCGTTGATTGAACCGCCGTATAAAGTATGGCAGCTAAACAGCAAAGGACACCGATATTATTACAAGTTTGACGACAACGGAACCCCGGAATTTTATCCGTCAGTTACAACAATTTTGTCCCAAACAATGCCACAATCGCCGTTTCTGATAAAATGGATTGCCGACAAAGGTATTGACGAGGCGGAACGATACAAAGCAGAACGGGCGGCGTATGGTACATTTATGCACGCCCAATTTGAAGAACTTATAATTAACCGGGTTTATGATTTGGACGGATTGAAAGCCAAATTGAAAGATTATATTGATAACAACAAATTGCCCGCCGATTTCATTTATTACGCTGATGATTTCAAAAAGGATATATTAGCATTTGCGCAATTTGTTTTGGATTATGACGTTAAACCGTTAGCCGTGGAAATTGCGTTGGTACACCCCGTTCATAATTACGCCGGAATGATTGATTTACCGTGTACGATGTTATCAAAGCCCGGTTCAAAAGAATACATAAACGCAATTGTGGATTTCAAAAGCGGGCGCAAAGGATTTTACGAAGAAGCGGAAATTCAGTTGCATTTATATGCGATGATGTGGAACGAAAATTTCCCGGATATTCCGATTGACCGTGTTTTCAATTTTAGCCCGAAAGATTGGCGAAAGAAACCGACGTACAATTTGAAAGACCAAACAGACAGCCCGAACGCAAAGAAAATCCCGTATCTTTTGGAGTTGGCAGCAATTGAGGACGAAAAACGGGATAATACATTTACGGCGGTTTCCGGGGAAATATCATTGGATAACGAACCGGATTTGACAAACAATATTGTTTCGCTGACGTTGGCGGAACTTGTTAAAAGCAAAGCCCCGGCGGAAAAGAAAAAGCCGGAACCGGAAAAAGCCGTTACCGTTGAGGATTTGAAGAAAGACCCGGGACCCGAACCACAACCGGAACCGGAACCGGAGGAAAAGAAAACCAAGACCGTAAAGAGAACCACACGAAAAACGGCAAAAACGGCGGGAAACAAGCCCGTCAAGGAAAAAAAAACCGCAAAACGTACAATTACACCAAAAAAAGAAAAAGTGGCTAAAATCGAAGAAAAACAGCCTAAAAAGCCGGAACCGGAAAAAGCCGTTACCGTTGAGGATTTGAAGAAAGACCCGGGACCCGAACCACAACCGGAACCGGAACCGGAGGAAAAGAAAACCAAGACCGTAAAGAGAACCACACGAAAAACGGCAAAAACGGCGGGAAACAAGCCCGTCAAGGAAAAAAAAACCGCAAAACGTACAATTACACCAAAAAAAGAAAAAGTGGCTAAAATCGAAGAAAAACAGCCTAAAAAGCCGGGACCCGTGACAAAGAAAGATTTGTTGAATACTGAAATTGATATTTGATTATGAAAGGACGTATAAACATAAACAGACCAACCACCGGCATACAACGTGTTGTTTTGCCACGTGTGGGGTTTATCAAAGTAGGGTACAAGGAAAAGGCGGCAAACGGCAAAGAATACCCAAAAAGCGTTGATTATTTTATACCAACCGGAAAGTATGCAGGATTGTTTACGAAAGCATACGGCGAGAAACCGCAAACAATACAGATTGTTTTCCCGGACGACGCCCCGGAAAAGGTTTGCAATGAAATGTACGAATACCGGGACGACGACGGGCGACGCATAGCATACGGCGACGGGGAAACGTTCTTTGTATGGAACGGAAAACAATATTGTCAATATAGTACAAAGGATTATCCCGATTTAATGGCAGGCGTTGCGCAAAAACACCCAAACCGGGCTGTTAAGAATGGCGGCGACGGATGGATTGTAACGTTAACCGTAACTTTTATTGTTCCGTTGGTTCGTGGCGTTGGCGGGGTATGGCAATTCACGACAAAGGGTGCGGCGTCAACAATACCCAATATCCGTGATACATTCGACGCCATATTGGAAGAAAAGAAGTTCGTCAAAGGAATTATCTTTGATATGAACGTACAATTTGCAGTTTCTCAAAAGCCCGGCGGCCGTTCCCGTTATCCGGTTGTTACGATTGTTCCAAACGAAAGTGAGGAAAATCTTTTTGCGGTAAAAGAAACTTTTAAGCCCGTACAGTTGTTGGAATAAAAATAAAGTATTATATTTGTGGCGTAAAACAATTGACCGTTACCGATTGAAAAATAATTTGCTAATTAGCTACAAAGCCCCTTTTAGATGTGTAACGGCTCTAATCGGGGCTTTTCTTTTTTAATTATGACTTACAATATTTTGATTGACCAAAGATTCGCCATTGCAAATGAACTGACTATTGTTCAAGCAACAACGCTTGCAGCGTGTATGACATTGCCAACGTGGACTAATACAATTACGGTTGATGGCATTGTTTGGTATCAATATTCAGAAAAAAAAATGGTAGATGATTTTCCGTTGCTTTTTTCAATCCCTAAAAGAGTTTACAAAAACATTAAAGGACTTGCAGACAGAGGATTTATTGAGTTGAGTTCTTTTGGGAAAACAAAGTATCTAAGATTTACAGAAAAATGTAAAACATGGAACAGAAGCGAAACGGACTTTAATCAGTCCGAAAACGGACAACAAGACTATAATGTTAATATACAGCAGTCCGAAAACGGACTAAACAACAGTCCGAAAACGGACTTTAATCAGTCCGAAAACGGACTACAAGACTATAATATTAATAATAATAATATTAATAACACTATGAAGAAAGAGGCTAAAGCCTCAAAAGAAAATCCAAACGGATTTTCACGAGACAATTTTTCAAACGAAGAAAAAACAGTTAAAGCAAGTATTGTTTATGGGTTTACCCCGGAATTGTTGGACGTCAGAGAACAAGTAATTGATAAAGTTGATAATTACTTTGCAAAACTTGTATTCCCATTTGATAGCGATGAATTTAAACGGAACTTTTATATTTTGATGTGCCAACCGAAATGGAGAACGTCGCAAAAGGGTTTTTCAGCGATACAAGCAAACTTAAATGGTTTGAGTAAATACCCGGAAGAATTTGCGCTGATTCTGATAAAAGAAAGCATTTCAAAAGGTTGGGCGGCGTTAGAATATGATTCAACCCCAGAAAAATACGAAAAATGGGAAAAAATGAAACGTTCCGTAAAGACAGAGCAGCAAAGCAGCAAAGAAATTGCGGATATGATGAAGTATTTAAACAATGATTTTGATTGATATGGGAGCAATTGAAAAAAAAGAAAATACGGCGTTAGAAATATATAATACCAAGCCCGGAACAAAAGCCATTGAAGTACGCCGTAGAATGGTGCAATTGCCGGAGGTTGCAAAAGCATTAACCCCGGTTGAAATGCATATTTTCGTGGCGTCCACAAAGAAACAGATTGCCGAGATTGACGACGAAACGTTGATTGCCAAAACCGGGCAAATGTTCCGGTTTATCGCAATGGACGTGGGGTTTATCATTCCCACGGAAAACCGGGACGATTGGACGTATATTTGTACCCGGTTGTTGGATTTGCTCAAACGCTATTATTCGCAATTAACATTATCCGAGGTTAAATTAGCGTTTGAATTGCTGATTACCGGGGAATTGGACGACTATTTGCCAAAGGATAGGGACGGCAACGCCGAACGGAAACATTACCAACAATTCAACGCCGATTATTTCGCAAAGGTATTGAACGCATATTGCCGGAAACAAAACCAAGTTATCGGCAAAGCATATACAGCGTTGCCGGAACCGAAAAAGGAGTTAAGCCCGGAGCAAATCCGGTATTATCGCAATCAATCGGTTATGACTTGTTTAATGTGCTTTTTACGGTATAAATATACCGGGCGTTTAGTGTTTGGATTAACCGACGAAATGTTTGTTTATAATTGGTTGTTGGGCGTTGGGTTAGCGGATGAAGTGAAAGAAACCGAGGACGACCGGAAAGAAGCGTATAACCGATTTTTGGCACGCGCCGCCCGTGGGTTCATTAATGAATTTACGGTTTATCACGTTCGTAAACAAGGAACCCAAAGCCCGGAAATTGATTATACAGCCTTTGAGGTTGCCCGGCGCAAAGAAATTAAACGGACGTTTGACCGAATGATTAAGGACGAAATTTATATCTATCATTATTTAAGGTTTGAAAAATGAAAAAAAGAGTTTCAGCGACAAAGTTGTACCGACTTTGGGAAAGTATAAAAGCCCGTTGTTATAATCCTAAAAGAAAGGATTATAACAATTATGGAGGTCGTGGAATAACTATTTGCAAAGAATGGTTTTGTTTTGATGCCTTCAAAAATTGGGCTTTAGAAAATGGATATAACCCCGGTTTAGAAATTGACCGGATAGATAACGACGGGATATATAGCCCGGAAAATTGCCGTTTTGTTACTCATTCGGAAAATAATAGAAATAGGCGAATACGCCGAGATAACACAACCGGATATAAGGGAGTAACCCGGCATAAACAAACCGGGAAATATAATTATGAAATTCAAATCGACGGAATACGATACAGAAAGAGCGGTTTTATAACTGCAAAGCAAGCGTATGACGAACGATTGATTAAGATTGAACAAATAAAAAAAAATGTTATGAAAATAGATTGCATTATAGGCATAGACCCCGGAAGCAATGGGGGTATTGTGGTTTGGCGACCCAACCACAACGCAACGGCAATTAAGATGCCTAAAGACATTAACGAGATACGGGATTTTCTCAACTATTACAAAGATATTTGCACGCCGATTGTCTTTTTGGAAAGATTGAGCGTGCGCCCGGATGATGTAACGCCGGGTGCCGATGGCGTAAATATGGGTAAATTGTACCGAATACAAAAGATGATGGCAAACTTTGAGCAATTGAAAGCAATCATTTCAGTTTGCGACATTCCGTTTGTTATGGTACACCCTATGAAATGGCAAAACGAATTGAAGTTGCGAGCAAAGACGACACGAAAAAAAGAAGGAAAGAACGAGCGAAAACGCAGATACAAAGAGGTTGCCGGGATTTTGTACCCGGAATTGAAACCGACATTGTGGAACGCCGACGCCACGTTGATAATGCACTTTGGACGATACATTTTGCGCAACAACCCCGGTTGGGTGCGTCTGTTTTTACCAAGCAACATGCACGAACGTTTGTTTTAGCCACGTAGAGCGATTTTAATTTCAAAATGGATAAAATATACATGGAAGAAGAAAAAACCACGCAAATCGAAAATCCGGGAAAAATAACGTTGGAAGAGTTCGCCGAGTTAATCCGACAAATGCGACATAACCAACGCAGATATTTTGCCCAACGCAGACCGGAAATATTGGAAACGTGTAAACGTTTAGAAGGTGAAGTTGATGCAATTGTTGCTAAAATAACAGATAAACAAATGAGGCTGTTTTGATTTATGCCCGGAATGTATAACGTTCCGGGTTTATAGTTTTTTTTTTGAAAATAAAAAAAAAAATTTTGGTGGTTAAAATGTTATGCGTATATTTACAGCGTTAAACAACGAAAGACCCCACAGTCTAACCAAAATGCAAAAAGATTGTTGAAAGATTAAGTTCGTAAGAGTAGAAAGTAAGCAACGGTATCTACAAAGGGTTAAATGATGGTTCGGTAACCGATTAAATGAAGTGATAAAGCCAAAATCTTTCAGAGTACGACAAACACCGGCCGGGCGGGTTCCCGGATAAATTATAAAACGATGAAGTTATTAGAGATTCACAAAAACGGTATTAATGCGCATAATAATGAAGTTTCATTTTATGGCATAGATTTTCAAACAAAAACATTGATGTTTGATGGAATAGAAAACGTTGAATGTGCAATAGAAATTGCAAAATAGTTAGGGTATAAGATTTCTGAAATACAAATGGTGTCTTGATATGTTTATAGATGAAGTAGGAGCAACCCGGCACGCAATAAGCGACAAAGAGTTGAACGAATTATACAAGCGTTTGGAAAATTTCATTGCTGATTGCAAGGCTGAGGAAGCGAAAGAAAGCCGGGACGCATTTGTTAAGGTGCAAACAATGATATACCAAAGAATGAGAGAAACAAAAAAATAATATTAACCGCCGGGGGAAACCCCGGCACAAACCGAGAGCAAAAATGATAGTTAAGAAATTAGAATTGGTAAATTTCCAAGTAATTAAAGAGTTTAACGCAGATTTCGACGGTAACGTTTATTTCATTACCGGAGATAATGAGTTGGGAAAATCAACCGTATTAAAAGCAATTGGGGCTTTGTTGACCGGGAACCGTGACGCCGTATTGAAGAACGGAGAAAGCAAAGGTTTTGCAAAAATGATTGTCGGAGACGACGGCGAGGAATACGAGATTGAATTGAAGTTTACAAAGGCAAACCCACGTGGCACGTTATCAATAAAATCAAAGACAACCGGAATAAAAAGCGATAACGTTTCAATGTTGCAAAAGATTTTCGGTTATACAGATTTTGACGCCGTGGAATTTTCCCGTTGGTCGGAAACAGCCGAGGGACGCCGCAAACAAATTGAAGTTGTCAAGGCATTGTTGCCGGAAAATGTACGCAAAAGAATTGCTGAAATTGATACAGAGGTTGCCGGGTTGAAAACAGAGCGTACCGGAGTGAACCGGGATTTGAAAACTTACAAATCCATATCAGACGCAGCCGGGCAGGGATTGACAACAGAGGATTTGAAAACGTATGCCAAACCAAAGGACATTACCGAACTGATGCGAGAACAGCAGGAAAACGCCCAATTGATAGAAAAGGCAAAAACCGTACGTTCGGCGTTAGCACAGAGAACGCAGCAGTTGGAGAAAATTCCGGCACGTATGGAAGCCGCCAAAGATTCATACGAAAAGGCGATTGAGGCGGCAAAAAAGGCAATGGCGATGGCAGAACAAACCTACAAAGAAACCGTTGCACAGATTGAGGCAGAAAAATTCGATTTTGAGAAACGCAAAGCAAATGCGGAAAATTGGTTGGCGAAGTATGAGGAAAACAACCCGGAAAAGTTAGATACAGCCGAGCAATTGAGAAAGGCAGAGGAACACAACAAAAAGGCTGCAAAAGTTGCCGATTATCTGACAAAGAAAAAGCAGGCAGACGACAAAAGAGCAGAAGCCGAAAAGATGGATTCAGATATTGCCAAATTATCCGCAGAGCGTGAAAAACTTATTTCGTCGGCAAAATTGCCAATATCCGGACTTTCATTCACTGACGACGGATTGGTATTAAATGACGTACCATTTATTGCCGGAAAAGTTTCAGATTCGCAGATTATGGAAGTTGCCGCAAAACTTATTATTGCCAGCAATCCAACCGTTAAAGTGTTCCGCATAGCGAGGGGCGAAAGTTTGGGCGAAAAGAGATTGCAAGCAATTATTGATATTGCCAAGAAAAACGGGTTCCAAGGATTCATTGAAGAAGTTAAAAGAGGGCAGGACGATTTGATTATTGAGGAATACACAGAAAGCGAGTAATTAACCGGGGCGTCGGTTCCCCGGCGTCCCTTAAACAAAACAATATGGAAGTTAAAGAAATGACAATTGCGGACGTGTTGAAAACACCCGCTTTTTATAATAATCTGAAAGTGGTTATTTCCGATTTGGAAAACACCCGCAGAAAAACCGGAATGATGGCGGACGCACCATTGAAGCGGCCCCGATAGACCGTTGCAGGAACGAGGAGTTTTTGAACCGGGACAAATGACGGTATTGTATGCAAATGCAATGGATAAGAAGTTGCAGGGATATTCAAGCAGCGAAAGAAAGTCTATATTGGAAGTTGGCGGCGAAGCGTTTAATATTACAATGAAACAATTAGTAGACTAAGAAAAGAAAGACAATGAAAACGTTGAAAGAAAAGATTGGTTTTGCTATTAAACTGATTCAATCAGCAGCAGCAAAAGAAGTAGGGCAGCCAATAGAAGTTTGTTATAGCGGTGGAAAGGATTCTGACGTTATTTTAGAACTTGTAAGAATGGCAAAAGTAGAATATAGGGCGATATACAAAAATACAACGATAGGCCCGCCGGGTACAATAAAACATCGCAGGGAAAGAGGAGTTGAAATAATGAAACCTAAATATTCATTTGGGCAAATAATACAGAAAACCGGATTCCCGTCAAGACACAGAAGAATATGTTGTGCATATCTTAAAGAGTATAAAATACTTAATTATGCTATTTTAGGCATAAGGAGCGAAGAAAGTAATAAAAGAAAAGAACGTTACAAAGAACCGGAGCAATGCAGAGTCTGTCTCTTATACACATCTCCGAGCCCACGAGACAGGCAG